TCAATGATACCCCAGGTGCCGGGCACGGCAAACTCCTGGCCGCGTTGCCAGGATACTTGCAACACAGTGTTGGTGCGGACGGTGCCTTGTACAAGCTCTGCGTATGGGGCAAACCGCTTGGTTTCTTCAAATTCGTATTCGGAATTGTCGTCGCTGTAATGCACTTCCATGCTGCTTGCATCACTTGACGGCTTGCCACCGGCCAAGGAAGCATAGCCCACGGTATCGGCTAGGGCAGCGGTTTCCGTGGCCCCAATCTTCCGGGCTACCTTATAGTAAGGCGTTTCGATGGCAGCATGGACCGGACAAGGTGCGGGCTCACTTTTCGGAGAAACCCATCCGCTCGGCGGTGGGGCCGTATAGGTGGCTGATGCTATAGCAAAGATATCCTCTACGCACTCGATGCGGATATTGGAGTCGCCAAAGGCCCCGTACTGCACGGCGGTTACTCGCATGATGGTTTCAGTGACCCCGTATTGGTCCCACGAAAAAACAAACGGTTCGCCGGGAGATAGCTGCAAGCCTTCCTGTGTCGTGTTGATCACCGCATTTGCCATTGGAGTGGACAGCGCCCGAAGGTCACGTGAAAGGATAAATTCGGCCAGCTCCTTATTGGCAACGCCCATGTAGTCAATCTCTGTGTTGACAGTGATGCCAACACGGGAGACCATCGCAATATCGGCACGGGATATTGATCCGACGTTGCCGGTTTCGCGGTCCCAAAACTTGATGGTCACGGAATTGCTGATGTCTTCCAACGTGCGTCTACGAAAAGAATCAACTTTGGTTATATTGTTCTCGTTGAAAACTGGCAGAGTGGCCGGGTCATAATCATCACGTATCAGCTTGAGCGTGAACTTGCCGGTGTGAATATCGGTAAACAAGCTGGCATCAATATGCTTGAGCACCTCGCCAATGAAGTCTTCCATTGTGCTGCCGTGGTCCCAAAGCATGGACAAGCCGAAGCCCTCGTTATAGAGGGTATCGGCCACGGCCCGGAAAGTCGCGTCATCAACATCTAATGGATCATAGCCCATGCCGAATTTTCGGTTTGTGATGGCCTGATACAAGATGTGGACCGGATTCATATCGCCATTGGAGCCGATCTGCGCTTTTTCCGGATACCAATCATCATATATCTTTTCACCCCAGATCACCCAATATTTCAGATACTCGCTGGTGCCCAGGTACATACCGGAAAAGCCGTTGCTGTTGCGCCGGACCACGGAGAAGGTTACCATATCACCAAGCTTAAAATCCGCCTGTGTGCCGAACTGAAGTGTAAGAAAGAAGTTCATCAACGTGAATTCAATAATCCCATTATCGTAATGGGAATTGACGGTGGCTGTGCCTTGATCACCGGAAACAGACCCGGTGACGGAAAAAACCCCGCCGCCGTCCACTTCTTCAATGCACTCAAGCGTCCAGGCTTCCAAAGGCGCACCAGAAACCACGCCGGTTTCAATTAAATAGGCTCCGCTGTGCCCGTGCAAGTCAATGCTTCCAATGGTTTTATACGTTCGGCCTTTTAGTACTGCGCTGGCCACGCCACGGAAGGCAGGGACAAAATCGCCAAGCTGTGATTTAAGGTAACTGTTTTGCTGCTGGTCCGGTAGGCCCAGCAATAGCTCCAAGTCACCTTCGATGCCGCCACCATCGGATTCACCGCCAAAAAAGTTCGGTTTAGTAATGGATGCCACGTTTCCATTTGTGCTTGTATCACCAGACCAAAGCACATTGCCGTCAATGCTGATTTGCAGTATGCGATCCAGGTCGTGACAAAGAATCATGTGCATACCGAGAAAATACTTGTATCCCTTTGTTATTTTGGTACTTGAAAACATCCCGGTACTGGCCTTTTCCTCGATCTCATCAATGCCAAGGTCTCCGTACCAGACAATATTTTGGCTTTTGATGGCCTTGCGCCCGAATAACACACCAAATGGCCGACCCACCTCGGCGGTCGGCACCTCAAAAGCATCCAGGCCGGCAGGATTCGGTTGGTCAAACTTGGGCTTTTGCTGCATGAGATATGAAATAGCAATGGCTATGACAACTTTTGCTATCGCTACTATGATTGCTGGCCAGGCCATATTAAATCCTTTATTTGATGCTTATCTGGAACGGATTTTCTTGGGGTATCCACGGGAACCCCAGGTAATTATCCAAGTTGTCGAATTTATCTTTGCACGTGCTCATGGTTCGATCACACCCCGGATACAAGGCCACAGATTCGCCAATGCCCAGCCCGGCCAGCGGGCGGGAAATTGTGATGGTGTTGCCGGAATGACTTGTGATAAACCGGGCATTCCCGCCGTATTCCAGGATGCCGCCAGAAAACCACCCATCATCATAAGTGCCGGTCACGTTCATGGTCAAGGTGGTGCCGGAAATACTAGCAATGGTATCATCCACCCGCTTTTCCGGCTGGTTTGCCCCGCAGTCTGCACTATAAAGCGAATGCTGACAGATCAGCTCGGCCTTATACCGCAACCCGGCCCGGCGCATAGATGTGTAAACCGACTCGCAGCTTATCTCTATCACCTCGCCACGTGGTTCCGCGCCAATGACCCTGCCTTTCCAAATCACCAGGGCATCATTGATAGTCAAGTCCCGCTGCATTAACCGGATAGTGACGCTGGTGGTGCGCTCGGGTGCGATATTGACGAACTGTGCAGCCAGATCATGCCCCCTCGGCACTGTCAAAGTGATGGAGTCCTTGTTTAGTTCCTCGCCATATCGGATCTTTGACCGCTTAATTGCTGTTGGCCGGTAAATCTGATTGTCCGAAACATAAAGCTCTGTGTCCCGTGTCGTTAAATACATTGACCATGTGCCGCGCACGAAGTCGTAAAGCTCATAGGGCTTACTACCCGCCACGCTATATGCAAGGTCTGTGAATCCCATTATTTAGGCACTCTCATTGTTGGTATATTGGTTTGCATGATGTACGGGTTTTGATGCTCAAGCTCGATCTGATCTGAATCAAAGCGCGTCAGGTCTATGTAACACCATAAATCAATATCTGCCGGGTCCAGGTCCCGGCCGAACGCGCTGTCAACGGTGATGTGCTCGTTGCCGTTTGCCAGGTATTCGGCGCCCGTGATCTGCCGGAAAAAGATGGTGCCGCTGGCCAGCCGGATCATGCAGTCAATGGGAAAATCCCCATGCACGGCTAAATCAACAGGCTGGATCTCAGCCTGAACTTCGGCTGAAAATATCGTGTCGGCCAGATGGATGTCCCGGTTCCAGGATGGCAGCCAGAACGCTTTTTGCCGCCCATATTTGGAATGGAGCCATTGCCGCCATTGCCACAATGCGGCCAGGGTCTTTGTGTACTTGCCCATGGTGCGCCGGAAACGGGAATAATCCTGCTTGGTTTCAATGGTGATCGGCCCCTGGCCGTTGTCGATTTGCGTAAGCGGAATGTTGATCCGCTCGGACATTTCGCCAACGATGATGTTACCGTCTGCGAGCACATCATATCCGGCATATTGGGCGGTGCCAAAGCCTTTGCACTCGTATGGGATGCTGTTTGTGTCTGTAACGGTTGCGCCCAGGGTCTTGGGCCAGATGATCGCATCGCCGGCCGTGCCGGTGTCCTGTGCTTCGTAAATCAGCCCGTTTGCCGGGCTGTAAAGCTCGCCGCTGGTAATGGATATACCCGGCTGCCAGAGGGTTGCGGATCTGGATGCGGACAGGTCTTCATTGTCGATCACGACAAAAGACGCGGATGCTTCCGAGTAATCCTGCGCCCGGCCGCGCGTAAAGTTCACCCCCTCGGGCGTTAAAGCCCGGCGCAAGGGCATCACCAGTGCATTTGCAAAATCGTTTTGCAATGCCGGGTCAATGTCAATGCCATCGGATCGGACATTTGTCACGTTGACCGCCTCGGCCTTGTCTGCCGACTCCCATAGCACAGCCAGGGAGTCTTCCCGGAAATCTCGGTATGCGGTATCACAATCAATGGAGACCACCCCGGCTGCGGCGGACACACCGGCGGCCGCTTCTTTCCAAACGGGCAGCCCCCACACCCGGTGGCTCCAGTTGTCCACCACTGTCCGGATCTGTGAGATTTCCCGGGCGGGACGAAAGAAGCTAAAATCAAAGATCTGCCGCGGGGCGGCCCGCATGGCGATGCGCTGTTCACCTGCCCTGGTTTGCAGGATGTTGGTTTTCCAGGCCAGGGTTTCGGTGTATTGCTGTTGGGGTATCCAACGCCACAGGGTCATACGGCTGCCGGTGATGGATAGGGTGATGGTATAGACGGCAAATTCAAAATTGATACTGGCCTGAATTGTTGGCGGACCTGCGGTGGACACGGCAATGGTATACGTCTTTTCCTCCAACGGGGCGTAGTCTGTCGGCGCGGCCTCAGGTTCTGTGACACTAATGCCGGTGGCGTCTTCCTTTGTCACCGCGTCAAGTGTTTGAGCTGTAAAAAAGGCGTTCCACACGTAAGCCTGCCGGGTTTCCTCGGACAATAGATTGCCCAAGGCCAAGGGGTTCGGGTTGACATGGATGCGGTTGTAAAAATCATCAAAATAATGGCCGGTGATCTGCCCGGAAAGCCCCGGCGCAAACACGGACGGATAATTGATCACCCGCTGCTGATGCAGGGTTGTGGCAGCCGCCTGCCCCGTGGTCAGGTCCAGATATTCAGCCGGATCATAACCCCACAAGCCGATGGACAGGTTGCCCCGGTTTGTTTCCGTCATGCCCGCTATGCCTATAGCGGTTATTTGGCCGTCGCGTGTCGCCAATTATTAGACCTCGTATTTTATTGCCCAGCCAAAGGTGCCGGTGTGGTCTATCTTAGTTCCGCCATTTCGATTGTTAATATCTTTTTTATAATACGGGAAAACCATCCATTCATCAGTACCAAGAGTGATAATCTGCTCGTTGTTATAATTGTCCACCCTAATATGTCTTGCATTTTCTATTTCAAGAATTTGACTAACTTTATTTTCCGGCCTTACTTTGTAAGCACGAATTGGCATCAGCACAGATTCAGAGTTGAAAGCATTGGGTTGTGTTTTTATTATTTCGGTTAAATATTTGATCCCTATAGGGTCTGCTAAATTACTTCCATTCCCCAAAGCCCACGGGTAACTTGTTTCCATATTATTATGGACCCACCCATTATTAACGCTGTTGTAATCAAAATATTGATTCGCCCAGAACAACGCCGGAGCAACGCTTGTCAACCTATACACGTCGCCGGAGGCAGTCATTTTAAACCCTGCTTTGCTATAAAATGACGCCCCGCCAAATGAAGCCGCTACCCAATTACCTGTCCCTGTTAAGCCGGATTGTGGTGACTGCCCAAATGCAACCCATTGATATTTATCAGACCAACTAATGACCATAAAAACTTCGGCCGTAAAAGTGAAAATATGATAAACCACAGGCAAGGTGATTAATTCGTTCCAGTCTCGCATTTGAACAATATTCGGTGCATCTCCAGAGTCTAACCCTGTGCGCCCTAAAACAATCAGCGCGTTGTAAGAGTCGCCAGCGGCATCATCTAGAGCCTCCACCCGCACATAAATCCCACTCTTGCTCAAAACTGTCTTGCCCTCTGCATCGGTCTGCTGAGTCCATCCATCACTTGTGCAGGCATTGACCAGAGCCGTTTTCACGGCATCCATATCCGCCGCTGATCCTGTAATATAAGGCATTATGCGTCCATCCTTATTGCGTAATAGTCGTTAAATCCGGTTCGTGAAACATCCTGGATCACCACATAATCCACTGTGTCAATGGTCAGGGTGTTTTCCACGGTGTTGTCAAAGCCGGTGATAAAATAAATGCCGTCCAGCACGCCGTAGAGGTTGGTGCTCGGGTCGAAAAGCTCAACCGGCATCAGATGATAATAACTCCCGGTATCCCGCAGGGCGTTGGGATCACCGGCCAGCACGTTTTGATCGTTTGAGTAAGGATAGCAATAAGGCTGCCGCCAGATCCCGTTGGTATCCCGCAGGCGCATGTTTGCCCGGTTGCCTTTGAACGGCATGGAATGTGACGCGTCAGAAAACCGGGTGGCTGGCACACCATTGAGCATCCCGCCGCAGACAATCGGGTATGGATATTGAGACGGCCGGGCATAGGGCAGGAGATATCCCACGTAGGCCGATTCATAGACCGGCGTGCCGACTTTCATTGCCAGCTTGATATGCTGGGCGTTCCAGGCAAGCCAGTAGTCAATGCTCTGGTTGTGGGCCGGGATGCCGGAAAGTATGGCATTGGGCTGATTGTCAAAGCTGTTTTCGCTGACATATCCGGTGAATGCTGCGGCCACAAGGTTGTAATAGTCGGCGTCTGCATTCTGGTAGGTGCGAAAACCCACAAAGATTTCCTGGGTGCCGTCCAGACCTTCGCCCTGGAGGATCAGCTCGTGGTTGTCACCGGAGGTGTCGTAGCGCAGCACGGTCCAGCCCTGGCCGGCGGCTGTGACCAGAGACTTGATCTTTTCCAGCATATTGTAGTGGGCAAGGCTGAAAGTGCCGCTGGTGGATGTTACGGTGCCGATGTTGTTTCCCATAAAGTTATCCCTGGTTTTTCTGTACGATGTTCATAATCACGCGCTCGCCCTCATTAGTAGCCATGTAGTCGCCTACAATGGAGGGATCAAGCACGTTGATGATTTTGATATTGTTGGCTTGTTGCTGGCTACTACCTTCGGTTTTCACTCCGAGATCCCCTGAAGATGTTCGAGTCAAAGGCATAACCGCCTCTGGGCCTGCTTCGCCCATGAGCCCTACCCCGCGCGCCATTGGAAATACGGTAGGCTTATCAACAATGCCGCCACGGGCATACGCTGTAAGGTGCTGACCGTTAGAAAATACGTTACCTTTAGCTGATGCCGTCCAAGCATCTATGACAGCGTTAATGCCTGTACTGATAAGCCCCGCTTTGCCACCCTCTCCGTTTTTTCCTTCTGTACCGAATAGCTCGCCCATGATATCGGCCATTGCAGACTGAATCAGCATTTCGGTGATCATCCGGCCAAAGGATTCAGCGATTCTTTTGAATGAAAACTCGGCATCCCAAAGCATATTATTTAATTCACTG